GCTGTACTTCCACTCACATTAGCTACAGTACGGACAGTATTTCTTAATTTACTACCCATTCTTTGATAAGCTAAATGAACTTCTGTTTCGAACTGCGTAATAAAGGCTGTGTCTATTGTATTAGCCATTATAGTTCTCCTCAAAAAAGTTAATGTTACATTTTATCTAGTTATCCATCTTAGCTTCATCTAGTTATCCGTTAGGGCTATCAGCTAACAACTGGGCTATATTCTCTGTTTACCAAAATTTCTTCACCTTTGCAACGAACAAATCGCAAAACTGCAAAACCATTAATCATTACTGGTGGATCTAGTATGTCAAAACCTACAAAATCAAGCCATGATAAGGTATGTGCATGGTCTGCAGGCACTACATTTTCTAATTGATAATATTGTTTTTGGTAATAATCTACGACTGGATTGCACCATTTAAGAAACTTTTTTTGTATTTTATGGATATCATATGTACCTAATGCCCATATTTTACCAATCATATTACTGTAGATTGGGTTGCAACCAAACATCAAAGCAGGTTTTTTATCTACCATTACAGTATAACTTTCGCCATTTGGTTCTCTAATACCTGCCATCAATGCACGAAAAGGAGTTGCACCATGTATAATGCACTCCCTTACATCAGCATCTCGCATATTATTTTGCAGGTAATCTACATGACTTACTTTGGCTTTGACGATTGGATATCCATCATAGATACCCTCGCCTTTAAATTCTCTTAAAGCCATCTGTCACTTCTTGAACAAATGCCCTATCTCGTCTTGCAGGATCATAGTATCTAGGATCTTTCATCTTAGTCATTAGATCTTCAATAGATATTTTTGAAGGAGCAGATGCTTGTGGATTTACATTAGTTTGTTGCATTGATCTTTGTATTAGTTCTAATGCTTTAATGCCTTCTGCACTTGACCCAAGTTCTGCAACTGCATCTCTTAGTTCTTCAGGAAAAAACTTTTGCACAAATAATTGTGTAGCCTCTACCCTAGCATTTGCATTATCACCTAGACTCTTCTTTACTGCCTCAAGATCAGGCTGATCTGAACCAGTATGTTCTGCCCATTTAGTTATTCCTTCATTGAACTCATCTTGTGATAAGCCATTCTCCCAAGAATAATCTGCCCACCATTTAAGAAGTGGATTAGTTGCAGCTTCACCCTCATCTAATACTTCAGGTATTTGATAGTCACCTGAAGTAGCAGGTCTATTAGAGTAAGCTTCTGTCTCTAGTTCTTGCAAGACTTCTGCTTTTATATCCTCAGTTTTTTTACCTTTCCAAGACTCCATCTCAGAATATGACTTAGCCATATCTTCCCAAGTATTAAACTTCTCAGGTAGTCCTTCAGGTCTTGTTGGTTCTGCTACAGACTCAGTAACACTTGGAGGTGCAGTAGTTTCTGTTGGGGTATCTGTAGCAGATTCTGTTGGTGTAGCTTGTTCTTCACTCATTGTTTTAACCTCATTGCATGATTGATTCGTTTTACTATTAAAGCCACTAAATATCTTTGACCCTCTAGGTGTCTTAGTTCAGGATCAGATATATTAGGACCACTCACTGCATCAATAGTTATTGATCGCAAATACTGTAACAACTCCTTGCCATTAGGAGTTTTAAATACTGAGTCAATAACTTTAGAAATTTGTTCGTCTTTTTCTTTAGGTCTTGGATATCCATCAACCCCCAAGTGTTGAGGCATTTGGTAACTCTCCTTGTTGTTGCATCTGTTGTACTTGCTGTGCCATCTGTACTAACTGCTGTCTTTCGTCTGCATCTCTTATTAAGTTATCAGGTACACCAAACTTCTTGGCTAGATACAATGCAGTTTCTTCTGAAGATATTAATATATTCAAAATCTCAGGACCGAATGATCCTGCCACAGTTTGTAGAAATCTATTCAGTGACACAATATCCTGATTGGATTGTGCTTGTGCTAGGGGAGAAACACTACGAATCTTTACTTCTCTACCATTAACTGTCGGCATTTCTATCCGACCCTGCTTCTGTAATATGTAGACAACTCTTTGTAATAATGGTTGCACCATCTCAGATTGCAGTCTACCAAATGCTGATCCTATCTTACGAGATAGATCTGCCATACGTTCTGCAACTTCTGTAGCTGATGCAGGTGTTCTATTGGGATCACCTAACATATCATTATACAAAGCTCTCTTTATATTATTTCTCATATCATTTAAAATAAGATTAGCCACATCAAATGATCCTGCTGATCTTATTGGTTGCAACCCTTGTGAGTTTGGTGCTTTAGGAATGACAGTTCCGGGAACTAGGTTGATTGTATCAACATTAATTACACCATCATCATCAATCTGATAGATGCCTGATATAGACATCTGTGCATTTTCTAAAATCATTTCTATAGTTAAGTTACAAGTTTTAATTGCACTAAGGGCATTTAATGCAGGACCTCTGCCATAGATCTCACCACTTGCCTTGCTCCATCTAAATGCAATAAATGGATTTGATCCTACACCAGTATAGATCTCTGTCATTATCATAGCTTTGTCATTTACATCTATGACATAGTATCCATACTTTTCTTCATTAGGATCATCATATAATCTACAAGACACCTCAAGTATCTTTGTTTTACTTTCAGGATTTCTAGTTATTTTTTCTGCAATCTGTGGAGTTAAGACTGCATTAGGATAAGCAACTGGTATATCTTCATTCTTAATCATACGTTCTCGATACACATGATCGACCTTGCCATCAGGTCCAGTATCTAAAACTACATGAGGTAATGGTATTGATTGAAACCTTATAGGATTAACTGCATCACCTTCCATAACACAAAGAACTGCAGTGCCTAGTGCCAAGTCTATAAAACATTCATGTATCTCTTGAGCAAAGTTTGATGTCTGCAATATTTCAAATACATAATCAGTGACACCATCAAGTGCATTATTAACGTCATCTTTTTCTTCTTCAGGTACTTCCTGACCAGTAACAAAGTCTGCCCATCTAGCAAAGTTTGGAGTTAGTCCTGACTGTAGTCTTGATGCAAACTCTTGAATACCAACAACAGCAGTTTCATCAAAGATCTTGTCATCTCGTCTTTCACCTGCACTAAAGTTTTTAAATCCCTGACGTTGTGGCAAACAAAACTCAAAGATCTCATCATAAAGATCCTCAAACTCAAGTCGTACAGACTTAGCTTTTTCGTAGCTTTGCAGCATTTTACTTACAGTTTTTTCGTGCATTAGTTATCGTATTCGTTGTAGAAACCTATGCCACCACCTGAACCTCTAAGCAAAGATCGTCTACCACTACCTTTTCTTTTTCGAGTTATATTTTCTTCAAGCACATCTTGTCGAGCATCTGCTCTCTTTTCAGTTTCAATTTCTTTTACTGCTTCTCTTTCCATTTCTTCTTCCTTCTCCTCTTTAGTTGGAGGAGGAGGAGAACTTCTACCACTTGGTAAACACATAGCTTCTCCTTACATTCTTGCCCATAAACCCTGCCTTTTTTGTTGCTTTGGTCTACGATTAAAGACATCATACTCTACTCTAGCATTAAAAGGTTCAATCTTTTTGTTCATGCCTAGTACCTGCCTTCCTTCGCCTGACCCCAACATCAAATACTGCAAAGCATCATGGATATGTGAGTATCGGTCTTTGAGAGGTTTATCTTCATATCGTTCACCTGAAACCTGCATACGTCTATATTGATAACCACCCTCAAACCCTTTTACCAATTCTTTACACCTAAAGTCAATCAAAATTCCTGATAACCCATCAACCATTCTATTTAGTACAGATGCTACAGACTCAATTCTTAAGGCAACATCATTACTTGTTGTAGGTCTGGCACTTAATCCTGCACCTCTTAAAACCTGAAAAGGTGTAGATTCATCTGTCTGCGATCTGAAGTCTCCTGCAGGATCACCATAGATATGCACCTCACAGTTTGCATATCGTGTTGCTATTTCTGCTCTTAACAATTCTGCAAACCTGACAATACCCATATCAAAAGCTACAATCTCTTGCAGTATATTCCATCTACCCCTTACCTTTTGACCAAAGACTGCAGCAGGTGTAAGACCAAAGTCTAATCCAATATATAGTGGCACACCATCTGCTACTGGTATTTCTTCTTTTGCAACATGGGTATCAGCTACAAACATATTATAAACTGGCTTACCATCTTGGATACTACCAAGCCTATTCATTACATAAACATCTATCCAACTCTTAGTCTTTCCTTGTACCAAGTTAGGATAGTATGACTCTAATATGTTATGTCTGTTCTCTGCATTTTTGTTTGGCTTATATCCAGTGACAGAACCATCTTCATCTTTCTCTTCAAGCATACCACTAGGTTGTGTAAAGAACTGCCAGTTATCAGGCTTAACCAACATACGACTTTCTTCCAAAGTTATATGGTCTGGTACTGGAACTTCGCCACTCATGATTGACCACCAGTGATCTTCTTCAGGACTGTTAGTATCACAGATAACACCACTCCAAGATGCACCACCATCTTTTACACTAGGATATCTGCCAACTCTCATAGTACAAGCATCAATAATTGACTTAGGTATTTCCCTAGCCTCGTTGACCCATACACCAGTAAGTTCTAACGAAAGTAATTTTTTAACATCTTCAGGTCTGTCAAGTGCAAGGAATATGACTTCCATCTCCAAGTCAGCTTGGGTAATAAAATGTGTATATGGTACAGACCACATAAACTTTCCCCACTCATTTTCAGGAAACCAATCAAGCCAAGTCTTAATCGTTGTGGTACGGAGTTGTGGATTCGTATTCCTGATAATCGCCCACCTGCTTTTTCTTTTGCCATTCTTATCTTTCTCCTGCATCAATGCTCTTCTGAATATCTCAATACTACAAGCAACAGACTTGCCACTACCAACTGGACCTCTGATGCCACGAAAGAAAGTATTATCTTTCATAAAGTCTTTTATGACTTGACCATCAGGTTTGTATTTAAACTCTATCAATTTTAGTATTAACTCCGACTCTCAAAAGAGCATCAACAGTTTCAGGACCGATAACTGCTATGACTTTGTCGGCTTCCCTATCAGTACAGAATTGTTTAGGGTGGTGTTTCAGGTGAACTCGCTTTACAACTTCACGAAGTATTCGTCTCTCTTCAACCTTTAAAGTATGTAAGAATGTCATTTAACAACTCTTGTTTTGCGATTCACTTGTTTGTTGTGTAATGCCCTACAGTATTTATTATAAAAATAATTACCTAACTTATTAAAAAATTTAAATAGTTCAAAGTATATATTCATCATTGTTTTAACCTATGAATAAGATCGATAGCTTTTCGTTTTTCTTGCAATCTTTTTGGGCTGTTTAGATACTTGTTTACCTGCTCTAATTGCTTTGCGTTTAAGAGCCGTAGTCTTGGAGTATTCACTGGAACTAAGAGCCTTAATTGCTTTCTCAGGTAGATAACGTTCGCCAGTTGCCTTTGACCCTTGTGTACTAGGTTTACCTGACTTGGTTCTCCATTTTTGTTTTGTCCACGCAACTAGTGACCTTTGTCCTTTTTTAAGTGCCATTCATATGCTTCCTTAATTTCTTCAATGGTTCTTTTACATCCTATACATACATTATTTTTTAATTTACACACACCTATGCAAGGTGTTAAAATTTTCCTGACCATTTACCTGCAAACCATGCTAACACACCTGCAAAAAATACTAAAATTATAAACCCTATTCCATACCCTGCATATTCTATAATTTCTTGTCTACGCTTCTCTGCCATCTTTTCTTGATAACGTCTTGACTTTCTAGCTTCTGCTTGGAAGGCTTGCCAATCTTGCCAAA